GTGACCGCGACACCCAGGCCAAGCCCGGCGACAGGCTGATCCTCAACCTGCCTGATGGCAAGTGCGAGGGACGTACCGTGCAACTGGTCAGCGGCCGGCAGGTCACCGTGACCGTGGCCTACTCCGTTGCGCCTGAGCGCGAACTGGTGTGGGCGCTGGATGCTGACGACCTGGCCATCCCGCTTTATCGCGTGGTCAGCGTGGCCCGGCCAGAGCCCGGCGTGTTTGAAATCTCGGCGGTGCAGTACGACCAGAGCAAGTTCGATCACATCGACACCGGCGCCCGGCTGGAAGAGCGGCCAATCAGTGTTGTGCCGATTACCGTTGTTCCGGCGCCGGCCAGCGTCACCCTGACATCAAGCTACGCCGTGAATCAGGGCATCGCCATCAGCACCATGAATATCTCGTGGCCCGCCGTTGCTGGCGCGGTCGCGTATGACATGGAATGGCGCAAGGACAGCGGCAACTGGATAAAGGTACAGCGCACAGGCGCGACAAGCGTGGATGTCACCGGCATTTACTCGGGCGCCTACCTGGCCCGCGTGCGTTCGGTGAGCGCCTTCGAGATCTCGTCGATCTGGAAAAGCTCGAACCTGACCAATCTGGAAGGGAAGGTCGGCCTGCCGCCGGCGGTGTCGTTCTTGACAGCCACCAGTGAGCTGTTCGGGATCGCACTAAAGGTCGGTTTCCCACCAGGTGCGGAGGACACCCAGCGCACCGAGTTCTGGTATGGCCCGGCCAATGACCTGAGCGCAGCGACCAAGCTGACAGACCTGGCATATCCGCAGGCTGACTACCGCATGCAATCGCTGTTGGCGGGCGCTCGGTTCTTCTTCTGGGCGCGCCTGGTGGACCGTACCGGAAACATCGGGCCGTTCTATCCGTTGGTAAACGGCGTTATAGGCCAGGCCAGCTCGCAGGCCGGCCCGATCCTCGACCTTATTGCCGGCCAGATTGGTGAAACAGAGTTGGCGAAGGAATTGCTGGACGAGATCGAGCTGATCTCCGGCAGCGGTCCCGGCTCGGTCAATGAGCGACTGGAGCAAGCTAAGCAGGAGTTGGAAGATCTGATCGACCAGGTCACGGATGCTCTGGCCTACGATCCGGCCAAGGCCTACGCCGCAGGTCAGATCGTTCGTCAGGGGCAGTATCTCTACCAAGCGCTGAAGGCAGTTCCAGTGGATACCCCGCCGCCTGCCCCCGAGTTCTGGTTCAACATGGGCACCATTGCTGAAACAACTCAGGCGATGGCGCTCCAGATCCAGCAGAACAAGGCTTCAATCGAAACCGTGGACGGCAAGGTCACGGCTCAGGCCTCGGCTCTGCAATCGCTCCAAGCGAGCTGGCGGGAGGACGACGGAGAGGGCGACCTCTCGGACGCTTTGCAAAACTGGGACGCGGCCGCGAAGTTCGCCCAGCAGGTCAAGGTGCAAGCTTCTGACAATTTGGCAATGGTCGAGCGCACTACTGCGCTTGATGCGGCTGTGGGCGAGAACAAGGCCAGCCTCACCACCCTGGCACAGGTGGTGTCCACCGATAAGCTGGCAACCGCCGAGCGTATTGACCAACTGAAAGGCGAAGTCGATGACAACTCAGCGGCCGTGCAAACCGTCAGCCAGTCGCTGGTCGACACCAACAAGGCCATCGCATCTCAGTCCACCACGCTTGAAGCTGTTGTCGGCGGCGTTCGGGACGGTACCGACGAGGGAGAACTGGCCAGCGCAATCAGCGAGGTGAAGAACAAGGCCGCAATCCAGATCACGGCCAGGGCCCAGGCAGATACCGACGGCAAGCTGTCCACCATGTGGGCGGTGAAGATGCAGGTAAACCAGAACGGCCAGTATGTAGCCGCCGGGATTGGCTTGGGTATCGAGCAGAACGCCGATGGTTTGTTGCAAAGCCAGTTCCTAGTGAGTGCTGATCGATTTGCCGTGGTGAACACAATCAATGGCGGGGCTTTCACTACGCCGTTTGTGGTCCAGGGCGGCCAGGTATTCATGAGCTCCGCCATGATCCAGGACGGCACGATCACTAACGCCAAGATCGGCAACTACATCCAGTCGAACAATTACCAGGCAGGGATTGCCGGCTGGAAGTTGTTCTTCGACGGGACGTTTGAAATCAACAGCTCGCTCGGCGGCCAGGCACGTCAGGTAATCAACAACGCAGGCGGCAAGGTGTTCGATGAGAACGGCGTGAAGCGATACCAGTGGGGGGATCTTTCCGCATGAGTTACGGAGCGAGAGTATGGGGGCCGACTGGCCTCTTGGAACTGGATGAAAGCTCTTTCACCGTAAGGGTGATTCACTCGTCACTAGTTACGCACCCTGCCGGCACGTCGTTTAGTGATATTGCAGTTCCTGGTTGCGACCCTGCTACGTGTAATGCTGTGTGTATCCCCGTGTCAGCTTACCCAGCCGACCCAAGTGCCCAGGACCTATATGCAATCCAGCAGGAACCCGAGGTTCTTTCTGGGCTAGTTAGGGTTTGGTTTGTAAACCGCAATATTGCAGGAAGCGCAACACCTGCTCCGGCACTTGCGACACAGCGATTGCTGGTCATGAGGTATAGGTGATGTCATATGGAATTAAGTTTACAAATTACAGCGATACCGTTGTTCTGGATTCGGAGTTCGCCAGGCTTGTAGTTCTTCATCGAGGTGATTACAGCGGTCCGATAAATTTCCCGACGCCTATCACTTCTCAAGAACCGCCTTTAGTTTTCATTCGTCCGAGTACCTCGTTCACTTTGAGTTACGCGAGGATAAATGGGAGCGCAGGGAATTGGACCGGTTTTTCGTTTGTTGGTGGCGGCACCGGCAAGTACTTTGCAGCCGCTTTCCAGGCTGCTCCAACGGCTCGGTATGGATTTCGCATCTGGGATCGAGGCGCGAAACTGTTGTTCGATAGTGGAACACCTTGTGCCCAGTTCACCCGAACAATTTCCGCCTGGTCATATATCGGCTCTAGCCAGACAGGCCAAGGCACAACTCGAATTAACTTCACGGCAGTATCGCCTTTGGATATGGGCGATTACATGATGATAAATAACATCGGTATGGATGTAAGTGCGGCATCTACACGCTCAGCTAAATTGTATTGCTATTGGGACTATTCAGCTAACCGGATTGTTATGTTTACGGTCGGAGTGTCGAACGTCAATTCAATGTTTGTCCCTGTTGTGTTCGCCAAGCCAGTGACTTAACAGTTAGTCGGATAATGAAATATCAAAATGCCGCATCGAGCGGCTTCTTATTGCTTGGAGAAAAGTATGCCTTGGTATAGAGCCGGGACAGTTGCAGTCGCGTTGAATTCCAGCACCGTCACCGGAACCGGCACGTCGTTCAGTGCCAACGGGCGCGTAGGTGATGCATGGACTGGACCTGATGGGCGGTGGTATGAGGTGACGAACATCGCCAGCGACACGGTGCTGACGATTTCGCCAAACTACCTGGGAGCAACAGTATCCGCTGGGACATATGCCCTGGCTCCGATGCAGGGTTACGTGAAGGACTCAGCCGATCAGCTCCGGCAGATCGTCAACCAATGGGGCGCAACCCTTGCCGGCCTCGGTACGGTCTCCACGCAAAACGTTGTCCCTGTGGCCATGGGCGGAACCGGTGGCACGACGCAGGCTGCGGCTCGCGCGGGTTTGGGGCTGGGTAGCGCAGCGGTCGCCGCGATCGGATATGAAGACGGGAATGTGGCGAACTCTTACTCAGTCGGCAGGACGCGCTCAAGCGTGGTTCAAAGCTGGTTGACGAACTCTGCGCATGGTCTTGATCCAAACCTCTACCCGCCAGGTTCTCCGAACATGCCGTCCGGTGGCACGGGCTACTGGTACAAGCAGATTTTTCGGCACTCTGATGGCTCTAACAGGCTGACAATTGCTTGGCCTTATGGCCTTTCTGGTAGCTCGGGCACCATTAAGTTTCAGTCGATTTACGACGGTGCCACAACGCCCTGGATTGAGCTGTACCACACCGGGAACACCACTCGCGCCGCTGACGGCACACTGAAGGCTATATAAATGACCACTCGCGCAGCAGTAAACATTCTCGGTGCCGACGGGGCCGTCATCGATGTCACGTCCCTGGGCGTGAGCACCATCACCACCGATCACCCGGGCCCTGGGCAGTATCTGGTGCACGGAACGCTCGGCATGATTCCACCGCCAGAG